GATCATCATTAAAGATGTTATCGCCGATGCGTTCCTGCAGCAGATCCTGTTGCGTCCAGCTGAATACGACGTGATCGCGTGTATGAACCTGAACGGCGACTACATCTCCGACGCCCTGGCGGCGCAGGTTGGCGGTATCGGTATCGCGCCTGGTGCAAACATTGGTGACGAATGCGCGCTGTTCGAAGCCACCCACGGTACGGCACCTAAGTACGCAGGTCAGGATAAAGTGAACCCAGGTTCAATCATCCTGTCTGCTGAAATGATGCTCCGTCATATGGAATGGTTCGAAGCCGCAGACCTGATCGTGAAAGGCATGGAAGGCGCGATTAACGCCAAAACCGTGACTTACGATTTCGAACGTCTGATGGACGACGCTAAGCTGCTGAAATGTTCAGAGTTTGGTGACGCAATCATCAAGAACATGTAATCCGGTTTTTGGGTTATGTGAGAACGGGAGCCTGATGGTTCCCGTTTTTTATTATTAGTTGTCGAACGGTTATCAAAATTTTATCAAAATGAGTTATCAAAACTCCATAACGTGAGAGGGAAGATTGATGCAACCACTACAAAATGAAGATTTACATTATATGGATATGGTGAAAGTCCAATATGAACGTATGGCTCATCACGAAAATCAAAGGTTTCTTTTTAGTTCTTTAGTTATGACTGTAACCACCACTCTTCTTACAATATTATTTGCAGTTGATGCTAAATTAACATTTGAAATCGCAACTTTAGCAAGCGTGTTGCTGATTATTATTAACGTTTTTGCAATATTATTTATTATTAAATCCAGATATTGGATAAAGTTACATCAAGGAAGAGCAAGGCATATAATTGAAGGCTACAATCCTAGATTGGCGGAAAGTGTTTATAATGATGAGGGTTCTGAGAAGCAAAATAATTCATTGTTACCAAGACCTCCGTTAAAATTAGATAGCAATAAGGATTACTCTAGACGACCAAACTTACAAATATTTCTACATGTGGCTCTTATCATTGCAGTGATTGTTTTTGCAATTCTAAAATATGCAATGCCCATTTAATATTTAAACTGATATCACAACCCAATCCTTGCCTCGGTCGTCATGGTATTTATCTGTTTGCTGCTGAGACTTATGTCCCAGCAGTTTTCTGGTATCTATTCCTTGTTCGTTGTAAAGTCGCTCAGATAAGGAACGTTGCTCATGAAATGTAGCTGGTGTTCCTTCCTTCCAGTCAATTTCTGCCTTGTCCCGAGCCTTACTAAAATTTGTAGTCAACGTGTTTGACTTCACCTGAGCACCACGTTCCGCCTGGGAAGTTGCTCTAAAGAAATGTACCAAATATGGGCTAATTGCATAGTCTCTACAGCGTGAAATAATTTCCCGTAAACTCCAATTAATTGCGTTAAGGCGAAGCGAAAGTGGGATGGCGATTTTGCTTCCTGTTTTTTCCTGAGACACATGAAGGTGGTCATCCCAGACATCGCTAAACTTCATATTTGAAATATCCCCAAGGCGCTGCCCTGTTACTAATGCTAGTAGCATTGCATTGCCCATGTATTGATGGGTGCTGTCTGCGATATCAAAAATTCGCTGCCATTCGTCCAGACTAAGGCGTTGGCGGGTAACTTTGCGGCGAGGCTTTTTGGTCGCTGATGCAGGATCATAACCCGGAGGGACCTCGCCTGCATGCTGCGCTTCTTTAAATATATCAACTAGGACAGTTCTCACTACTTGAGCCATTCTCGGCTGGCCAGCTGCAACGTACTCATCGAGCAGCAAAGCAATATCTCGAACATCTACTGATGGCAGCAATTTCATTCCGACTCGCTCTTGTAGCAATGAAACCGGCTTTTTTTTCTGTTTAAAAGTATTCAGTTTAATGTCGCCCGTTGCTAAACGCTCTTCCTGAATTTTCCAATATCGTTCAATCCATGTGGATACAGTAATTGCTTTACCTTTGCTGGCGGCGATCCTATCGCTGATTGCTAATATTTGCCGGGTACGTTGTACGGCTAAGCGTGTGTTAGCTTCAGTAGCGATCGCAATAGCCTCTGTCTCATCAGAGCCCAAAGCATAGAACTTGCCAGTGATCGGATGTTTATAGCGCCAATAAACTTTATTCACTTTTCTGCTATATAGAGGGTAAAGGTTCGGAACTTTGACGTTGTTTTTACGAGGTCGAGCTGCCATCGTTCAATATCCTTTGTAGTTTTATCGAGTCTGATTTGCGAATTTCTGGTTTTGTTAGTTCACCTACAAGTTCTGCATCCTCCCTTACTCTCCATAACCTTCCTTGTTTCATTGCTGGTGGCGAAAATAGATTTTGCTTGGCATAGCGCCGCAAAGTATTCACAGCTGGTGGATTACTACGGAATTTCTCAGCTGCCCATTCCTCAAGCGTTAGCATTTGCTTCATGGTTTCTTCTCCACTAAACCGGCTGCACCCGGTTAAGGTCTATAGAACGCGCAAGATGAGCATCCGCCACGGAGTCCATCATTGCAGGTACGGCATCTTTTTGTTTCGGTGTGATAGAGCTGGTGGGCCATATCACGCGGTACAATCACCGGCATCGGCACGCGAATGACCAGGGCGCGTAGCCTTTCGATCTCCAGCGCGTGTTCCATTGCGATTTGCTTCCAGTCGGCGGCTTCAGCCATCCACCAGGCCACATCGGATTTAAGGCGGCGCGTACGCCGCTGTTTGAGTTTGCTCACCATCAATCATCATCCGAGTCTTCTTCATCCTCTTCCTGTGACATCAGGAGAGGATTCATTCTGGCGCTTACCTGGCTGGCATAACCTGATCGACCGATGTTATGCAGTACGCCATAAATATCGAACATCTCTGTTCGCTCATCGCCAATGTCCAGCTCACAAGCCAGCTTATGGCATTCGGTAGCAAGGGCCGCCACCTTCTGAAGGAGTTCTGATTTATTCACGGCTTCACCTCCTGCTGCGGTGCTGCTGGCAGTGGTTGCCAAAACTCCACATCCCTACAGGTAGTCTCAAAAAACTCACCACCCCCTCGGACAGCAGAGTAAAAATCACCTTCCCTATGCTGAGCCTCACAAACGAAATATCCATCGTCAACAACCAGAACAATGTCGTTTTCTGGGGGCATCCGCTCACTGCAAGCCACCCAACCATCCGGAATCACCGGAGAGTTGCCCTTTTCGTTGGCATCACCGGAATGGTCAACCATGTCGAGATTATCCTCGGGATGGTTGACCATTGCAGCTTGATAGCGTTCCAGTTCCACATACTCCTGACATGACCATCCTCCATCAATGAAATCGCGCGCTTCGACAGCATCAAAGGTGAATGACGTTTCGCTACCGGTTGGTGAGGTTATCCCGTATAGGTCTGCAACTGGCTTAAATTGGGTAGTTGGCATGGTACCTTCATTGGTGAGGGTACCATCGGCACCCTGAAGCATGGCGGCGCGGCAGGCGTTCCAGCCACCTCTGAAAGTGTCGTCGAAGTTGTCATCCTCCATGAATCGACGCTTGTACTCTTCTCGGGTTAGCTCACCAGGCACTACCGTAGCGGGCTGCGGTGCCGCGTATAAGCATACAGAATCACCTACATCACACCCCTTGTAATCTGGGGGCATGACATTAGCCATTTCTCCACGCTTAAGGCACTCAATTTCACTTTTGTCGGTAATGCCAACAGGCATCGATTCCATCCCCGCAAGCGCCATTTTGAGAGCGACCAGCGTGTTATTGCCGTCTTCATCCAGACCGAACGGGATTTCGTCGCGCATGGTTTCGATATCTGAAATTGCTTTCTGTAGCCATTCTTTGGTGATTGTCATGGGTTAGTCCTTCCAGTCCCACACCGCGAAGGCGTGGTCATCATCGCAATCTATCTCGCCTTTTTCTCCGCATTCGGAGCAAACGACACCGTCACCTGCATAAAGGAAATCTGGGTTCCCTTTATCGGTGTGAACATCCAGCTCATCGCTGTCGCATTTGGGGCAATAGCCAGCCCATTTAATACGTAATACGCCCATGCTCATTCCCCTTTCACTGTGATGCCAGCGGCGCGTTCTGCGTCCCACTTCTGCATGTACTCTTCAATGTCGCTCCATGCCTCGCCTGATGTTGCGAGCGCATCAATAACGCTTTGGCGGCCTCTGTGGTGCTCTTTTCTCTGCATGCTCTCAATTTCGCTTTCAAGCTAGGATGCGTATTTCAGTGATGCGTTTGCCGACGCCTCCAGCTCAGCAATGCGCTTCTCTGCGGCTTCCAGCTCATCCAGCAGCGCCAGCACAGTGGCAGGGTTGGCTGCGGCGATGAATGCTGAATCAACCTTGAGGCAGTGCTGGGCGACAGCTTTCACCCCAACCTTTACCTCATAGCCCCGCGCTCCTTTGTGTGGGTGATATGATTCCCAGCGACCCCATGAGGAATTATTTGCTGCATCCGCCGCTTCACGCAGCGCCTGCTTGTTTGTGCTCATTTGGCGGCCTCCATTGCTGGCATTTCCGATAGCTGCTCAAGGCCTTCTTCGATTTCACAGAACTCAATGGCGCCAGTGAACTCAGGCTCGTTTAGCTTCTGTCGAATAAAGTCAGCAGTTGCTGTATCAAAAGTCACAGTCCACCAACCGTATTCGTCTCTGCTTGCTCCGCTTCCGTCATATTGAACTTCAGCAACCAGACTTTTACCTTTCAGGATTTTGTTAATCTTGCGGCGTGTGCTCATTTGGCCCCCTGGCGAAGTTGGGCTGCGAAGTTATTCAGTTCATGGAATACGTAGCCACTACCCCAGCGTTCTGATGCAGCATGTTCGATAGCGCTGGCCCGCACTTCGGCAAGAAATGCGTCTGTGGCTGGGGTTTCAGGCATACCAAGGCCAGCACATTTTGCCGCACCAGTTTTGATGTTCTCGACGTAGCATTCATCGCAGATGTACTTCTTCAGCGCCGCATTCTCAGCAGCCATCTTCTCAAGCCTGCTCTGAGACTCTGCAAGCTGAGAACGAACATCACGGATTTCTAGAACAGCTACCTGAACCGCATAAGCGAACATGGCAACAGAACGCTCACCAATCTTTTCACTGTCGCGCTGCATGTTGACCGCAATAGTCATCAGTTCATCCAGTTGCTCACCGGTCATTGGCTTATTGGTTGTTGTCATGATGATTTTCCTGCTGAAGTTTGTGCTGTTTAACGAAGTGGGCCACTGCTTTTGACTGGTTGGCGACAATTTGTTTACCGCCCAAATTCAGAGTGACGTTTTTTCCGCGATAAATAATGGCGCTGCCGATTTCTTTACCATCCAGCATCACATACAGGGTTCTGCCGCGAATCTCAGTCGTCGGAATTGGCTGTGACATACGATAGGTTTCGCGCGCTTCAGCAATGGCTTTGTGCTCGTCGATAATGGACAGGGCTTCTGCCAGTGCTGCACCTTCCACAGTGAAAACACCATCATCACTGATCGTTGCCATGGACATGATCTCTACAAACCTGCGCGCGGTTTTAATACTGAGTTCCGGCGCGATAGAACTGCGGGTAACTTTCGTTTTACCCTGGGCTGCGGCAACGGCTTTATCGTGTTGCAGAACCTTACCTGCTTCTTCGCCATACTCACGAACGCGGTCAACGGCGACATCGACTGACACGGCACCGGATTTAACTTCGCACTGCACGTCATGGTTTGCTGTACTCAGCAACAGCAACTTCTCGACGGTGGACACTGACTTATTAACCAGCTTTGCTATCTCGCTGGTGGTCTGGTTAAACGCGTTGTGTAATTCCTGAATAACAGCGGCCTGCTCCATATCGGAAAGTGGAAGCTGGTTATTACTGGTCATGATGCGTGCGAGGCGCTGCACATCGTTACCGTTGAACGGCATGATGTGGATTCGGTCCACTGGCTTGCCAGCTTCAGCACATCGAGCAAAGCAGCGGCGACGGCGGTGACCTTCAACAACCCACACGCCACCTTCATCCCGAGCGGTAACTTCCAGCGGAGGAACTGCGCCACCGTTCATCAGGTAGTTGAACAGGTCATCATCTGCCTGGCGGGTACGATCATCGTCTTCACGTTTGTTGAAACCTTCGCGAACGTGAATATCGGCCAGATCGATAAACATCCCGGTATCGGTGCGTTTAATCAGACCAGACTTGGTCATCTGCTTAAATGAATTGCCCATCACTTCGCACCTTCTTGAACCTGGAGCGTCTCACCATTAAGTTCAATGTCGATAACTGGTAACAACGCATAGTCACACCATTGTTCAATAGCAGGATCGCAGCCATCGTCTTCAGTAACATCGCGAAGTCCAGTCATCGTGGCGCGCTGCATAACGATTCCCCACACAACGCTTGTTACTTCCTCAGACCAACCATCACATGCATGGTCGCGGAAATCAGAAATCTCATCTTCTGCGAAGTTTTTTGCCTCCTCAGCAGTTTCGAATTCCTCGTAACCACATTCACTGCCGTAAGCAAAGAACCCTGCGGGACCTGATTTAATGGCGTTTATTTCCCGCGTCAGTTCTTTACGCTGCGACATTGCTTCACAGAGCGCGACGCTGGTGTAGTCGAGACGGTTGGCCAGCTCATTCATCAACTGAGCTGAGGCAGTAGGGAGGTAGACCGCTGCTTTACGGGCAAGAGAAACAAGCTTCTCTCTGGTCATGCGTGGTTGTAACTCTTCGACGTTCTGTGTATTCGTCATGGATAGTTTCTCCGTATTATTTGCGCCCTGCACGACGCTGATTTTTGGTTGCACGAATCCCTCGCAAAATTGCGATGAAAAATCATGGGCTTCGTTTTAGTAAGTACCCGAAGTAGGGCACTTAGTGAAACGGGCGGCTGCAACCGCCTGTTAGTTTCTCCACAATTGGGAGCGCGTTCACCTGAGCTGATTTAACGACCGGGGCCTCTCAAGGGATATAACAGAACGCGCTCTCAATTGTGAAAAAAGTGCGGTACCAGTGACTTCAAAGGATGGAACTGGTACCGCCAAGACTACACACAGCTATCGTTGTTACAGGGACTACGGGTTAAGGTTGTGGCGGTGGTGCCTCCACCTTCCGGGTCAGCCGATCCCGGAGACGTCACACTATCAAGATCGAATTCATTATTAAGTTGAATGATCTGGCTTCGTCACGAGCGCATAGCCGCAATTACCACAACTGGAAGCGCACTCCGTTAATTTTGCTCACCTGTCTTCCACAACTGGTTGATAGGGAGTGCGCTTTCATGTTGTGTTCGCGGGGTCTACTTCCCTCCTGTCACGGTTCTTTCCCCGCGTCATCGTGCTTCCCCTGTTTGCCACGCTGGTCCGTCTACTTCCGGATGTCACTGCCGTCGAGAGTGCTGGCAGCTCACTGACCTGATAACTCCCAGGATCAACTGGAGTGGTTGTTATCGCTACCAAAGCGCCACTGTCCAGGACATTTATAAGGACCGTCTCCAAGTGGTAACTCTTCCAGTCCCGCTAAACACCCGGCGCGATGCTTAGCGTGAATGGCTGATATCCTCGTCTCTTCCGAGGTGTCACACCGAATCGCCAGGATGGTGAATCCCTACAGACTGTCGTTCACGTTGGCTTGCACATTCCGGCTACCCGGAAACCCAATGCAACAAGGAATGATTCCCGGACCGCTGCGGCACATGTGCCATATACCGTACTGCTTTTGTAACCGATGATTTTTAACTTCATCACCCCGGCGCATAATCAGTATCACCAATAGTGATTAATTGGTCAACACCTGTAGTGATAAAATTATCACTGAAAGTGTTAACTTAATGATTATAAAGGTGAAAAAAGATTCAAAAAAAAGGAGCCGATTGGCTCCTTATTCGAAGATGTTTTCAGGCCATTGGGCCTTAACTACTTTTCCTATTATTCTACAATGTTCATTACATTCAATAGCTTGATATCTTGGGCTTGGGTTGAGAGGTTCCAGCCAGGGTTTGCCATCTTCCCTAACAAATCTTTTAAAAGTAACTTCAGAGTCGTTAAAAATACCCGCCACACAAAAATCGCCTGCTTCAACATCTTGCTCAGGGTCGATAAGGATCAGCATTCCTTCGGGAAAACTTGGCTTAACACCTGGTGGTGCTGTCATGGAATGTCCGGATACTTCCAGCCAAAATGCTGACTCACTAGCTTTAACCGTAGTGGAAACCCATTCTTTAGCGTCACGCTCGGTGTATGAACTGACGGCGCTAAATGATCCAGCTTGTACTTCCGTTAATAGTGGGTACTCATAAACCGATGATTGGTGTCTGCCGTTGGCTATCGCTTCAAACATGGCAGAAATTTCTGCTGCCAGAGAAGGACTAAAATCGTCAACTTTGACTCCTAAAATCTTGGCGAACTGCGCTGCATGAGTTGCGTTTATCGCATTCGTGCCATTAAGCAACTGCGCAACTCCACTTTGCCCCATACCCATTTTTTCAGCCAAAGTCTCCTGAGACAGCCCGAGATGTTTTTTCTTGGACTCAAAGATGGCTTTTAGCCTGGTGGCATCTGCCAGTTGTTCTGCGGTCAAAGGTTTCTTTTTCATTCTCATAATTTATCACCGCACGGAATATTCACCAATCACCGCTAGTGTTGACATATTTATCACTAACAGTGATACTCCTTGTGTGAAAACCACGAGGAAACCCGATGAAGATTATTCCGCTATCTGAATACGTTTTGGAAAACGGACAGGCCAAAACTGCTGAGGCACTTGGTGTTTACCAAAGCGCCATAAGTAAAGCCCTTAAACGTAACCGCAAGGTAAACATCCTGGTCCAAGAAGACGGAAAGATTGAGGCTGAGGAAGTTCGACCTTTCCCAAATAAAAACAAACCTGAGTCATCTGAAGCTACGGCAACACAGTAACCAAAGAAAACTCATCAAGTAACTACCAAAGGAAAATCAACATGGTAGAGCCAAGCCTGAAAGAAGTAGTGAAAGCGATGTGTAAAGCGTATCCAGGAGGCCGTGAGGCAATGGCTGGCGCGATAGGCATGTCGGTGACTCAGTTCAATAACAACCTGTACGAGAAGAATGGCTGCCGCTTCTTTGAAGTGAACGAGCTGGAGGCGATGGAAGACATTTCAAACACGTCTCTACTGGCCGATTACTTCGCTCGTCGTCGCGGTGCTCTGCTGGTGGATGTGCCTCATCTCGAAGATTTGGACCGCGTGGACTTGTTTACTCGCGCCATGAGAACGGCAGCGGCGCGCGGTCAGGTTGATCAAATTATTCAGAAGGCGCTGGAAGATGGGGTTATCGAAAAGCATGAAGCCGATGAGATTCACGAACATCACCGCCGTCACCTGGCTGCGCGTGAAGAAGAGATTCGCGCCATTGTCGCGTTATTCAGCCGTAAGAAGATTGAAAAGAAGTGACGCCAGCGGGCGTGCAGGCCCCTGGCGTCTTGGCGTGTCGTATTCAGTGGAGAAACTAAACGCATGAACATAATAAACCGATTCAGACCAGCTAAGCAATTCCGATGCCTGCCGCTGGTGGGTAAAGATGCCCCGTTCGGCTATGTGGAGAGATTAACCACTCAGGCTGAACAGAACAACTACCAGGCTTCTGGCCCGATGGTAGATGCGTTTGCTTTGATGAACGAGAAGGGGCGTGAAGAATGGCTGAAGTTAACAGGCACTTCAAAGATCGACGAGGCATCCCAGTCCATGTCATCCGATGGGAGTCACAGACTCGACGCGTTATATACCTTCGCGAAGGGTACGATCATGAGTGCTTCAGCCCTCTTGAGCAATTCCAGCGTAAATTTACAGAGTTAAAGGACGACCATGAGCACGAAATTAACCGGTTACGTTTGGGACGCTTGTGCTTCTTCAGGCATGAAGTTGTCCAGCGTTGCCATCATGGCGCGTCTGGCAGACTTCAGTAGCGATGAGGGTGTTAGTTGGCCGTCTATCGGAACCATTGCGCGTCAAATTGGCGCAGGTGAAAGCACTGTTCGCACTGCGATAGCGCAGCTTGAGAAAGATGGCTGGCTGTCACGCAAACAGCGTCGTAACGGTAACCGAAACGCGTCGAATGTTTACCAGCTCAATGTGGCAAAACTTCAGGCTGCTGCCTTTTCTCACCTGTCAGATTCTGACGCATCAAAATCTGATGCATCAAAATCCGACCCCTCAAAATTTGAGGCATCAAAAAACAGCAAAACGGGGAGTTTTGACCCGTCAGAATCTGGTGGGGATCCGTCAGTAAAACCTACTACTGATCCATCAGATAAAAAACCTTCTTGTCCGGTTGCGTCGCAACCCGACCCTGAAGTGTTGATCACCGATCAGGCTAAACAAGTTTTAACCCACCTGAATCAGGTCACGAACTCACGCTACCAGGTATCGACCACCTCACTGCAAAACATCCGTGCCCGAATCGGAGAAGGGTTCACCGTTTCCGAACTGGTGCTAGTGGTGGATTACTGCAACGCCAAGTGGGGCAATGACCTGAACATGTCCGACTACCTGCGGCCACAGACGTTGTTCCAGCCGTCCAAGTTCCCTGGCTACCTGAAATCAGCCAATTCGTGGGACAAGGCAAACCGGCCTGCCAGCGTGAATGGTCAGTGGGTTCGCTCTGACGGGATTTTCAAAGAAAGTTTCCAGAACACTGATTACTCCGGTGTTCCTGACGGATTCAGGGGATAAATCATGAGCCTGATGAAAACACTCGAATCGTTCATTGCCAACAACCCTGGCTTAACAAGCCGTGAGATTGCAGAAGCGTTTGCCAGTCACTCCGTTGAATCTGTTCAGCGCACTGTTTGCAGGCTTCACGATTACAACTTTGCAGCTCGCGTGCTGGATGGCAACCAGTACCGCTACTACGCCATTAACTCCGGAGATGGCGATAACGGGCGAAACCGTTCTTGCAACAAAACCGTTACCGCATACATCTCACAGGCTAAAAAACTTCAGGACAGAGGCATGTATCGCCGCGCAGCAACGTGCTGGCTGGAAGCCTTCCGCCTTTCTGAAGGAGGAGCCGAGCGCGAGCACTGCCTGAAACAACGTCAGCGCTGCCTGCGTAATGCCAAACAGCCAACATCACAATGTGACTGGTACCTGGCAGGGAAATTCACCGGGGGCCATGAATGAATTATTCACTGATTTACGCCGATCCGCCGTGGGAGTACAGCAACACCAGTAGCAATGGCGCGGCAGAAGACCATTACGAAACTATGAAGCTGATCGACATCAAGCGTCTTCCTGTCTGGGAACTGGCTGCTGAAGATGCAGTGTTGGCCATGTGGTTCACTGGCACGCACACCCGTGAGGCTATCGAGCTTGCTGAAGCATGGGGCTTTAAGGTTCGCACTATGAAGGGTTTCACCTGGGTGAAGTTCAACCCACTGGCAGAAAAGCACATCAATAAAGCTCTCGCATCCGGCAGCGTGGAGGACTTCTACGACTTCCTCGACCTGCTGAACGTGCAGACTCGCATGAATGGCGGCAACTACACCCGAGCCAATACCGAGGATCTGCTGATTGCTACCAGAGGGAAGGGACTGGAACGTCTGAGCGCCAGCGTGAAGCAGGTTATCTACAGTCCACTCGGCGCGCACAGCGAGAAACCAGCAGAGGCAAGATTCCGCCTTGAGCAACTCTATGGCGACGTTCCACGCATCGAACTGTTCAGCCGCTGCGGCGCGCCTGGCTGGGATCACTGGGGAAATCAGGCTAAATCCCCAGCGGTTGATCTGTTACCCGGCTGTGTGGTTTCAGTCATCAAAAATGAGGAGCGTGTTGCATGAACGGTTTAACGCCACGTCAAAGTGAAGTGCTCTGCACCATCAAAGATTATCAGGCACGGTTGGGGTTCCCACCGACAGTGAAGGAGCTGGCAGAACTGATTGGCGTGTCATCGCCGAACGCGGCTGTTGATCACGTCAATGTGCTGAAGAAAAAGGGCTACATAACTGTGGCCCCCGGCGCGGCGCGCGGGATAACTATCCTTGAAGATAATCAGGAATCCGGTGTGATACCGATCATTAAGTCCCTGCTTAATGGCGATGAGTACGCGCGTGAGCACGCTATCGCATGGCTGGAAGCGCGCGGGGTGAAACCATGAAGTTAGTGCTCCCGTTCCCACCGAGCGTAAACACATACTGGCGAGCACCCAATAGTGGTCTGCTTAAAGGTCGTCACCTCATCAGCGCAAAGGGCAGGGCATTTCAGAGTTCGGCCTGTGCCTCGATCATTGAGCAATTGCGCTGCCTCCCAAAACCATCTTCCGCACCAGCGTCAGTGGAGATCGTCCTATATCCGCCAGATGCGCGCCTACGTGATATCGACAACTACAATAAGGCTCTGTTCGACGCACTGACACACGCTGGTGTCTGGGAGGATGACAGTCAGGTGAAACGAATGCTGGTTGAGTGGGGGCCACAAGTGCCGGGTGGAAAGGTTGAGATAACCATTACCAGGTTTGAAACAGCGAAGGATTTAGTAGCGTGAAAGCCTTACTGACACCTGAAATCGCACCTATGGCCGGGGTGGTGATATTCCGCCCCGGCAGTGAGTTGCTTTGGCTTTTCAGGCAGGGCCGCGTTGTCGTGGAAACTCCTACCGAAGCCATGAGCGATTTGCCGTCAGGCGTTATCCCTGAGGCTTACCAGACACTGACAGATGATGTCAGTATGCAGCCAATATTTGAGAATGAGCGTGTCATTCAGCGCGCTGGTGGCCTGGTTGGTCTTGATGCATGGTTAGAGCGCAAATATGAATGTCAGTGGCCTCACAGCGACTGGCACGCGAGCGACTTTACAATCATGCGCCACCAGCCTGGAAGCATCCGTCTCTGCTGGGGATGTGATAACCAAATTCGGGATCATTCCACTGAAAGGCTCGCGGGAATTGCACGTCAAAACCTGGTATCCTGGCTGCTGAAGATGGTGAATGGTCAATTAGGCTTCAGCGATGATCACACACTGACCTTACCGGAGTTCTGCTGGTGGATGGTCAGGAACGACTTAGCCGATCTCATACCTGAAGCAGTGGCCAGTAAGGCGCTGCGGATTAAGCCTGAAGCTATCAATTCGGTGATGAGGGAAAGCGACATTATTCCATCAGTACCGGCGACGGAACTGCTGAAGGAGAAGGTCAAAAAGATAGTGGCGGTGAAGGTAGACCCGGAGTCACCGGAATCCTTCCTGCTGAGACCCAAGCGTCACCGCTGGGTAAACGAGAAGTACACGCGCTGGGTGAAGTCTCAGACGTGTGTTTGCTGCAATAAGCCAGCAGACGATCCCCATCACCTGATAGGCCACGGGCAGGGTGGAATGGGAACCAAGGCGCACGACCTGTTTGTGATACCTCTGTGCAGGGGGCATCACGACGAGTTGCACGCTGATCCTGTGGCATTTGAAGCGAAGCACGGCGACCAGTTAACGCTGCTGTTTCGGTTTTTAGATCGTGCGCTGGCAATCGGCGTAATAGCATGAACAGTGGAGATAACATGCGTGACATTCAGATGGTTTTAGAGCGTTGGGGTGGATGGGCTTCGAGCGATAGTTCCGGAGTTGATTACTCATCAATAGCCGCAGGATTCAAAGGACTCCTTCCCCAAACAAGTAAATCCCGCCTTTCATGCACAGATGATGACGCACTGGTTATTGAGGGATGTTTAGCACGGCTTCAAAAACGAAAGCCTTATGAGCACTCTCTCTTGGTGGCTCATTATCTGTATGGCATCTCAAAGCGGAAGATTGCGAAAGCGAGAAAGAAGGATGAGAAGCTTATACGCATTGAGATCCAAATGGCCGAGGGTTTTATTGATGGTTGTCTCTCGATGTTAGATATTCGTTTAGAAATGGACTAGAGGAAAGATGGAAAGCGGATTTTAATCCGCTTTTTTGTTTAACGAATCTATAAATTCTTTTGTTCTTTTATTCGTTTCGGCACGATGTAATAAGATGCTTTTGAATCTCTGAATTTCGCTGTTTATGGAGCTGATAAAAAAGAATGAATACATTGCGGCAGCAATACACCCTCCGCAGGAGGATATGAAATACAAATAAAGCGTCGATCCTCTTGATATGGCGAACATACCAATAGCCCCTGAAAAAGCAGCTAAAAGATAGAATATAATAAGAAATCCGAGGTGTCTTTTTTTTACATCAATTATTGGTCGTAGTCTTCTAAGCTCACTATCGGATAATGATGTATTTTCATCAGATTCCGACACTTTGAAAAAAGCTGCGATGCAATAACTAAAAGGGAACACTAATAAAGTTATTAATGACCATGGCGCAGAAGTACCACTTAAGTCAATTTTTTTAGAGGCAAAATAAAAGATTGCAAATCCAATGATAAAGGCGGATAAGAATCTTATTATAAATTTAAAGAAACTCATTTCCGCCTCCCGATAATTTAGTTTTTAACTTTCACTTCTCCAGTTTGAACCTTTGAAGCCAGCCATTTATGCATCTGTAAATATAAATCATTTTCATCAATAAGTCCATTGTTATATTGGACATTTACTTTCCCAGATAGTTTCAAATCGCTGCCTTTAATTACCCCACCACCTTGCAGGTTGATGCTAATATCTTCATCGTCTAGATTTCGAAGTGATGTTGCTAAAGTATCAAGTACACGTTGGCCGTCTTTGTTTGTTTTCCGGAAATAGGTTATTTCTAAGTTAACTTGTAAGTTTGATTCATCAAGAGAGTCTTCAAGTTGTAAATTATTAAACCATCCTTCACCAAAAGCGGCTTTCATAATATCCCCACCTTTTCCTGCAGGCATGAATTTAATCTTTTTAACTTTCTCTACTGGTTCCCTTATTGCTACAGGGAGATCAAGTGAATCGCTAATGTTTTTTATAGTGACTGTGTCATTTGAATCTGCGTTTTTGATTGGTACGCTTCCCAAGTTTATTTTTTTAACAGGGCTTTCGTGCATTTTCTTTATGGTGTCTTCTGTCGGTTTATCTTGAAGGACGAGGAAATTATCACCATTAAAGATGTTGCCGAAAGAATGGATTAACCAGTTCAGGTGGTTTTCTATATCTTTAGTTCTAAGCGATGAAGATTGAACTACCATCACGTGATTGTCACGGATGCCAAAATAAAGTATTGAATCAACAAATTCTCTTGTGATTTTTTGTTTATCAGCTTCAGTTATTTCATCATCTTCCGCTAGCTTAATTTGCTTCGAGGTTATGGCGTTGATGTCATAATAATTTACATCATCAGCGATTGTCATAAGAGTTTGGCTCTTACCTTGTTCGAACAAAATCAGTTGTCCGAACAACACTGTCTTGAATGTGCTGCTACGGTTAACCATTCTGAAGCCGCTATTCATATCAGCAGGGTTAATCTGTTCTCTTCGGGTACTAACTTTGTGAGCTGTGCCACTCTCAGAAATTATGGATTCGATGATCTGCTGAAGTGTTGCAGTGCAGTTGGGAATGACCGCGCGTTTATATTGAATGACTTTGCTACGACTTTCTTTCATTAGCCTTGTTCCTTGTCTCGTGAACGTAACCATCTGATTAAGTTGATTTTTATGATTGTGATCAACATGGTAGCTAGACGGTAACTGCTTATAATCAATAAGATAAATCAAAAAGTTGGAAAAATCACTAACGCGGTCCGCATTTTCTTGTTTACTGTGTTAAGAGTGGTTTCTACGCCACGGACTTAAAACGATTCCTAAACCTCGTTACGACGGGGTTTTCTCTTTTTCAGAGGCTGCCTTTGTGCGGCCTTTTTTTATTCCCCTCATTCTGAGAGGACTACAGCAATAAGAGGGGGCTAAATGTCCGATCCTGTTTCTGGCACTACTGTCGCAGCTGGCGGTCTGATGGGGGCCAGTATGTTTGGCCTGGCAACCGGCATTGATTACGGTGTGGTGTTTGGTGCATTCGCTGGCGCTGTTTTTTATGTTGCCACAGCGGTAAACATAACTCGCCTAAAGCTGGTGGGTTACTTCATCACGTCATTCATCTTCGGCGTTATCGGAGCGCCTCTCTTGGGCTCATACTTCTCCAAATGGACGGGGTATAGCGACAGGCCACTTGATGCGCTCGGGGCGGTTATCGTAGCCGCTATTGCTATTAAGCTGCTGACGTTCGTCAACAGTCAGGATTTGGGCAGCCTGTTTGGAATTCTTTCTCGCTTACGCGGAGGAGGGGCCAGCAATGGTAACAAGTGATCCAACTGCAATGGTCAACGCGGGTATTTGCGCGGTGATCGTTCTTACTTTGATGTTCTATCAGCGTGGCGGCTCTCGTCATCGTCCTCTTATTTCCCTGATGGCTTATTTCACTGTGCTGGTTTACGCCAGCGTCCCGTTCCGCTACTTGTTTGGCCTGTATCACGAATCACACTGGTTTGTGGTGCTGGTCAATCTTCTGATATGCGCCGCTGTATTGTGGGCGAAGGGGAATGTGGCAAGGCTTTTAGATGCGGTACGCAATTAAAAACTGCGGGGAAAGACATCAATCCTCCCCGCTCAATTGAGCTTCTGCCCATTAGGTCTGGTGTCAGCAGGAGCTGGAGCCGCACCTTAAGTTAAATATTTACATCTTGCAACACGTTGCGAACCTGAATGCCTTAAGTAATTAAATAAACTCCCGGCAGGGCAAAACCTTATGAACCTACATCAATTCCAAATGGCGGCAAATGTCAGCGCCGGGTTAGCTGCGCGCTGGTTTCAGCCTGCCAGTAATGCAATGAAAGAGTTCGGCATTACCAGTCCTGTAGACCAGGCAATGTTTATTGCACAGGTTGGTCATGAATCAGCAGGATTTACCGCATTGGTCGAGAGTTTCAATTATCGCATCGCTGCACTGGTTAACTTTATACGTGCGGGTCGACTCACCACCGATCAGGCGAATTTATTGGGCCGTCGCCCAGAAGAACGCGTGTTACCGATTGAGCGCCAGCGTGCTATCGCGAATCTTGTCTACAGCAAGCGCATGGGAAACAACGCACCGGGTGACGGCTGGTTATATCGGGGCCGTGGGCTTATCCAGATTACTGGTCTGAATAACTATCGTGAATGCGGTAACGGTCTGAAGGTCGATCTGGTTAAGCAGCCTGAACTGCTAGCTGAAGACGTTTATGCCGCACGAAGCGCAGCGTGGTTCTTCTCCACTAAAGGCTGCCTGAAGTTTTCCGGCGACGTTGTGCAGGTTACCAAGATTATTAACGGCGGAACGAATGGGCTGGAAGATCGCCGTGCTCGCTTCGCTAAAGCTAAAACCGTACTGGTGTGAGGTGCCGATGAGCACAGTTCAGTTAGTCATTACGCTTGCAGGAGTAATTCTTGGAGCGATTGCAGCTGCTTTCCGCATTGGTCACTCTCGTGGCACGAATAAAGCCGAAGCAAAAGCTGACCAGCAGCGCACCGAAGAGAAAGCTGCAGCAACGGAAGCAGTAGCCGAACGCCGGGTAGAAGCAACGAAAGAGGCCAGTAATGTACAACAGACTGTTAACCATATGGCTGATGACGATGTTGATCGCGAGCTGCGTGACACGTGGAAGCGCCCCGGTGGTGGTTGATACCGCCTGTGACTGGGTAAAGCCAATCTACCTGACTGATCACGACATCGACGTTATGAACCGCCAGACGAAGAAAGACATCCTAACGCATAACAAAGCGTGGCACGCTAACTGCATGTAAAATATTCCCTTACAAACAGCAATGGTTCGACTTGAAAAATGAAGATTAGTCCTCATTAAGAGATGTCTACATTTGATGGAAATTCTGGGAGTCGAAAAGTGTCATTGCTAAATAAAATCATGCAGGAAAAGGCAAAAAAACAGAATGTTACGCTTGTATATTTGTTGAGCTTCGACTTAAAAGATGCCTCAAGCGAATACGCTAAAATCACGAACGCGCTTGCGAAATTGGGTTACTCACGAGATTCAAGTTCAGGGGAAGATTCTTTACCGCGTAATTTTTATGCAGGTCAAAAGCAAATTTCATATAACCCTGAAGAAATTTCACTTTCAGATAAAATCCAACAGGAAACTGAAGAATTTGAAAGAGTTGTACTAAAAATCATGGAAGCTGAAGCTCCGGGTAAGCTGAATAAATATTTCCTTTCTGTTTCACGGAAGAAGTTAACTGGGCTACGTATCGGTTAACCACTAAAAAGACCGCCTCAGGGCGGTTTTTTGTTGCCATCACAATCGGCCTTACAGAAGGCATTCATTCAGGGCCTAAGATAATTATTTATAAAGTGATTGACATCATATAATATTGAATGTCAATAAAAATTAGGGGGTTATGATGTTTCTCAAAATTAAGTTATCTAAGGAAGGGGTGGTTGGTACTGACCCCGAAACGGGCAATACATACATCATTAATACAGGCATTTCGTTTACAGGCGTTACTAAAGATGAAAAAAAATGCTCAGTTATTAGCACTCGCAGAGTTGAGTCACTTAAACACCTTGGTGACAATTTGATTATTGTTCACGGTAACGAGGTTTTAGATAATCACGTTCTTATTGCCCCCGACCCGAAATGGACGTTGGCGCAAATTTAGAAAGATGTGAATCTGCCCAATAACTACGATTTACGCTTCAAGCCACTGGCATTTGTTGGTGGCTTTTTAATGCGCATCGCACGCGCACCTCAAAGAAAGTCTTTCAGCTGTGAGCTTGGGCAAACCGTTAACTTTCGGCGGCTTTGCCGTGCGACAGGCTCACGCCTAAAAGGAAAATCAAATGCAGGTCACTATTGATGGTGTCCCGTATGCACCCGCCTGCGCAATTTCATCGCGGATCGGGAGTGCAATAACGACACACCAGCGCGCCGACGTTCTGAAACGAACGCTAGAACAGCACATGAAGCACCTGCCAGCCGGTGCGCTGGTGGTGGTTATCGATGACGGTTCAAAGCCTGCAGCGGTAGTTCCCGGCGGCGTGCAGCTGCTTCGCTATGAAACATCACTCGGCATTGTTGCTTCGAAGAACGCCAGCCTGTCAGCCCTGATGGATGCCGGGTGCGAGCATCTGTTTTTATGGGATGATGATGCCTGGCCTATCGCTGATAACTGGCACCTCCCTTACATCGAATCACCCGAGCCACACCTGGCTTATCAGTTTCTCGATCTGGCTGGTCCGCGAAAAATTAACGATATGACAGCCCTGTACCGGGATGATAAGCACATTGCTTACACTGGGCAGCGCGGCGTGATGCTGTACTACCACCGCAGCGCAATTCAGAAGGTTGGCGGGTTCGATCTGGTGTATGGCCGGGGCATGTACGAGCATCCTGATCTGGCGCTTCGCATTCATAATGCAGGCTTAACGTCGTGGGCGTTCGCTGATGTAGTTGGCTCTGAAAAGCTCATCCACTCAATGGACGAGTACGAAGAAGGCTCCCGGAGCATACCGAAGCCTGAACGTGAAGCGCTCGATAAAAAGAATGCTGTAATTTACGGTCAGCGCCGTGATTCAGGATATACAGGCTATGCCGAATACCGATCTCTGCGCGACGTGGTTATCACAACGTTGCTCACCAGCCAGCCTGACCCACAGCGCGGCACGAAAATGACGGCCTCGCCTGACATGCTGAGCAAGTGGGCGGCATCGCTTTTGCAGTGTAGACGTATTGCGCTGGTGGATGAATTACAGACGGCCCCGGCAGACGTTGAGCTTTACCACGTTTCAGACGTAAAGATGAATGTCTACTTCAGACGCTGGCTGCACATCTGGCAACATCTGCGCGATCACCCTGAATACCGGTTTGTCTGGTGTACCGATGGTACTGATGTCGAAATGCTTCGTGCGCCATGGGAAGCAATGGAACCCGGCAAGGTTTATGTCGGTTCAGAACCGAAGACCTACGGTGACGTATGGGCAAAACAAAATCACCCTGAGCGTATCTATCAGGAGTTCATCGAAGCGCACCGCAATGATGTGATGCTTAACGCTGGTCTGCTTGGTGGTTCCCGAGCTGATGTGATGGCGTTCGCTCACGGCATCATCCGTCTTTACTACCGGATCGAGAGTTATCGTTTCTGGAAGAAAGAACAGGCTGGCGCCGCGGTGGGTGACATGCTGGCGTTCGGTATTGTCGCGCAGTCATTCGCTGACAGGCTGGTCACCGGCCCTCTGGTACATACCGTTTTCAAAACTGATGGCATTGGTAAGGAGTCCGCATGGTGGAAACACAAGTGATTGGAGGAAGTATGTCATTGAGACAAAAAATAAAGCAGTTGGAAAAAGATATCAGTGAAATTAAGAAGGTAGCCCCGTCAGGAGCCACCAAACAAGTAATTTTTACTGCACCTGAGTTCAGGCTGGCGTTTGTTGTTAAATCTTAAACTGTTCTAACTGATCGGCTAGGCCATTCATCCACGGATTTCCCAACTGGCGAAGCTCTACCAAAAAGGCATCCCTGTGATGATTGGCCATCTTTTGAAAGATAAGCCCAATAGCAACTTTCATTGCGGTAACTTCTGCGCTGAGGCTTTCCAAATTAGAGGAGTCTGTGCTGATGTTGAAATTTTCGATTACACCATGAGGCTGCTGTTCTGACATTTCTCATCCTTATTAAGGGTTAATCAGCCATCACCCCAAGTTATGTTTCGTTAGTGTCCCACCACTGACGGGCTGAGGATTTACCTTAACCAAGGTTAATACAAAACAACACCCTGATATTCAAACAGTAGCCGCCATCGTGCGGCTTTTTTAATGGAGATTAGCTGGTGGCTGAAGAAATCAAGTTTGTGGTGGTCGGCCATCATGAGAGACGACAGCAGGCTGAGGCTCTGGCCTCAAGCCTCGGTGCATACCTGCTGGTAGATGATGGTGACCACGGCGCTAACTGGAATCATCGGCGCGCTATCGAATGGGCTGCCAAACAACCATGCCGTGTTGTCGTGATTGAAGATGATGCTATGCCAGTTGCTGGTTTCTGCGACAAGGTTGCTATATGGCTTGCGCGTTACCCGGATGCGCTATGTTCGTTTTATCTCGGCACTGGCCGCCCACCTCAGTATCAATTGGAGATAGCTTCAAAGTTGATAGCAGCTGATAAATCACGAGCTGACTTTATAACCATGCCACGCCTGATTCACGGCGTGTGCTATAGCATCCCGCCCAAGCATATACCGAAGGTACTGGATAGATGGAATTACACCAAAGCTGCTGACTACGCTGTGGGTGATGCTTATGGTGGTCCCGTTATTTATCCTTGTTACTCACTGGTTGATCACGCTGATGGCCAGCCAGTAGAGCCAGCACGAGATAACCAGCCAAGAGTAGAACGCAGAAAGGCATGGAGGTTAGATGGGTAAGTTAAAGACTCTGCAACCGCGCCTGAAGGCTATTGATACTAGTCGCTTAAAGCCGGTCTATGGTGAGAATAGGCGCATCAGCGGTAGTGCCAGGGTTGGTCTTAAACGCCGGATCTATGTTCGTGATGGTGGTCATTGCTGCATGTGTAATCGAGTAGTAGACCTTCATGATAGCCAACTTGACCACCGTATAGCATTGCAGTTTGGTGGTGATAACGAGACCGGAAACCTCTGGACACTCTGTATCGATTGCCACTCTGGGAAGTCGGCTCGCGAGACCGCAACCGGTCAACCAGACGAAGAGGCAATGAAGCATCAGGTGCCAACAGGAGACGGACAGGCCGGTATCATTGTGATCTAACTCAAATGAGAATCGATATCAATCACATCCCGATATAGTTGCATATCGAATCATTTCAAACATGAATGAGATCAATTATCAATAACACCGGGGGGGGGTATGGCTGGGTGTCAACGCCGATCGCGCTGGACACCGCGCCCCCTCTCACGCACAGAAAAAATTCCCCATTGGAGGGTGTTAACGTGTTAACAGGACAGAAGCGCAAATACGCACAGGCGCTGATGTCCGGTTCATCCCAGGCTGATGCAGCCCGTAAGGCCGGTTACTCCGAGAAAACCGCAAGGTCACAAGGGTCCCGGCTGGCAAAAGACCCGGATATCATCGCGTTTATGAATAAAAAGCGTGGTGCTGATCCGTATGATGTTCCGACACCGGGTGAACCACTGAAGCCACCACCAGTTGTTAACAGCACCGTGAAAACTTTCGAAGATCCCCTTGAGTTTCTGAAGTCGGTAATGAACGACACCACCGAAGAAATAGACACGAGGAAAGATGCTGCGAAAGCAATGCTTCCATATCTCCATCCTAAGAAAGGTGAGGGCGGCAAAAAAGAGGCCCGCAATGCTGCCGCCGCTAAGGTAGCCGCCACCGGCAGTAAGTTCGGCGCGATGGCTCCGCCAAAGTTGGTCGTGAACAATAAGGGGTAATCTATGCCTGAATGGACAACGGCCTGCCTTGACTGGGAGAAACGCCTGGTCGAAAGAGCTTCGATTATACCCCCTCCGATTTTCCCTGATCAGGCTGAGTATGCGCTGGGAATTTTCAAGGAGCTTCGGGTTTCAGATTTACCCGGCAAGCCTACTTTTGGTGAGTGCTCTGAGTCGTGGGTCTTCGATTATGTAAAAGCTATTTTTGGTGGTTACGAATCTGAAACTGGGAAGCAGCTAATTCGTGAGTACGGCTTGCTCATTAGTAAAAAGAACACCAAATCAACTATCGCCGCAGGCATTATGCTCACGGCGGTTATCCTTTGCTGGCGTGAAGACGAAGAACACCTGATCCTTGCGCCCACAAAAGAAGTTGCTGACAACAGTTTTAAGCCAGCGGCCGGAATGATACGAGCCGATGACGAACTTTCCGATATGTTTCAGGTTCAGGACCATATCAGGACAATCACGCACCGCGTGACGAGAAATACCTTAAAAGTTGTGGCCGCTGATACTGATACGGTATCTGGGAAAAAAGCCGGAAGGATCCTGGTGGACGAATTATGGTTATTCGGAAAGCGCCAGAACGCTGAAGCAATGTTCATGGAGGCCTTAGGTGGGCAGGTATCCCGTGAAGAAGGTTGGGTTATATTCCTGACGACTCAAAGTGATGAACCGCCTGCAGGGGTGTTCAAAGAGAGGCTTCAGTACTGGAGGGATGTCAGAGACGGAAAAATAAATGATCCCAAAACATTGGGCGTCCTGTACGAATTTCCGGAGTCGATGGTTGAGAAAAAAAAATACCTTCGGCCAGAAAATTTCTATATCACAAACCCAAACATGGGGCGTTCAGTCAGTGCTGAGTGGCTTGAAGACCAACTTCGCAAGAACCAGTCTAAAACAGACGGCACATTACAACAGTTCCTCGCAAAACATCTCAATATCGAAATTGGTCTAAATCTTCGAACAGACCGATGGGCTGGTGTGGATTTTTGGGAGGCACAGATACGGCCCGTAACTTTCACCGATATTCTTCAGCGCGCCGAAGTGGCCACCGTCGGTATAGATGGTGGCGGACTTGATGACTTGCTTGGGCTTTACATTATCGGTAGAGACCGAGAAACGCGGGAGTGGATTGGCTGGGGCCATGCATGGGCTCATGAGATAGCCGTTCGTCGCCGTAAAAGTGAAGAGTCCCGCTTCAACGATTTTGTAAAGGCTGGTGACCTGACCATCGTCAAGCGGGTGGGGCAGGACACTGAAGAGGTTGCTGAGTATGTCAGCCGTATCAATGACGCTGAATTGCTCGATAAAATTGGCATAGACCCCTCAGGAGTTGGTCAGATTCTTGATGCGCTGGTAGAGGCTGAAATACCAGAAGATGCCGTGGTCGGCGTAAGTCAGGGCTGGCGACTTGGTGGAGCAATAAAGACTACTGAACGGAAACTGGCAGAAGGTGTTTTCGTTCACGGTGGTCAACCGTTAATGGCCTGGTGTGTCGGTAACGCAAGAGTGGAACCAAAGGGCAACGCAATTCTGATAACTAAACAGGCCAGCGGGAAGGGGAAGATTGACCCCCTGATGGCTTTGTTTAATGCCGTATCGCTGATGGCACTTAATCCGGAATCGAAGAAAAAAGATTACCAGGTATTTTTCATATAAATAACACGTCAGTTAATGACCCGCTTCGGCGGGTTTTTTCGTTTCTGGAGGACAGAAAATGAAGCTTGACCGCGCATGTACCATCATGACGGTGAAAGCGGTGGACGAGGATAAACGGATTATTACCGGCATTGCCTCCACACCATCACCAGACCGTGACGGCGACATTATGGAGCCTGACGGTGCGAAGTTTGGTAGTGAAAACCCGTTTCTTTGGCAGCACGACAGAACCCAGCCGATTGGTAACTGCTCTGCCAAAAAAGTGAAAGATGGGCTTCAAATTACGGCGCAGCTTGTAAAGCCTACATCTGACATGCCTTCACAACTGGTGGCCAGACTTGAAGAGGCCTGGGCATCTATAAAATCAGGCCTTGTAAAAGGTCTCTCTATTGGTTTCAAACCAATTAAATATGCATTCCTGGACTCAGGCGGCATCCATTTTATTGAGTGGGAGCTGCTTGAAGTCTCCGCAGTAACGATCCCAGCAAATGCTGAGTGTTCGATCCAAACCGTTAAATCCTTTGACCGCCAGTTACTCGCCGCGCTTGGCACTGAGAAACCCGTGGTTAAAGTAAATCAACCTGCTGGCGCTACAGCACAAAAAAATTATTCTAAAAAAGGAAAACCAACGATGAATATCGCTGAACAGATTAAAAGTTTTGAAAACAAACGTGCGGCGCTGGCTGGTTCACTGGGCGACATCATGAGCAAAGCAGCTGATGAAGGCCGAACTCTGGATGCAGAAGAAACGGAGCAGTACGATAATATTTCTTCTGAAGTGAAATCCGTTGATGAACATCTAAAGCGTCTGCGTGATATGGAAAACAACATGGCTTCAACTGCTAAGCCGGTAGCGAAAGCTGCTGCTGGTGAAGTTGCTGTCGTTGACAACCGTTCTCCTGCCATTATTCGTGTAGAGCAGAAGCTGGATAAGGGTATTGCCTTTGCTCGCTTTGCTAAGGCGCTTGCCGCCGCGAACGGAAGCCGTTCGGAAGCGTTGGAAATTGCGAAGAAGCAATATCCACTTGATACCAAGCTCCATCATGTTCTGAAAGCTGCTGTTGGTGCTGGTACTACAACCGATCCTACCTGGGCTGGAAGCCTGGTTGAGTATCAGGAATATGCGAATGATTTCGTCGAGTACCTTCGACCGCAGACTATCATCGGTCGATTTGGTCAGGGAGCTATCCCGTCATTACGTCAGGTGCCGTTTAATATCCGAATTCCTGCGCAGACATCTGGTGGTTCGGCCAACTGGGTTGGGCAGGGTAAAGCTAAACCACTTACCAAATTTGATTTTGAATCAATCACATTCGGTTTCTCAAAAGTGGCCGCTATTGCCGTCTTGACCGATGAACTAATCCGCTTCTCTAACCCAGCCGCAGACGCTCTGGTACGAAATGCGCTGGCGGAAGCAGTTATTGCACGGCTGGATACCGATTTCATCAACCCGGCAAAAGCTGAAGTCGCAAACGTATCTCCGGCGTCAATTACAAATGGCATTGCAGGCATCCCGTCTACAGGTGACCCTGATGCTGACGCTGAAGCCGCATTTGGTCAGTTTGTAACAGCAAACCTGCAGCCAACCGGCGGCGTATGGATCATGTCCAGCACTAATGCGCTAGCGCTTTCCATGAAAAAGAACGCACTGGGTCAGAAGATGTACCCGGAAATGACGCTGCTTGGGGGCACCTTCCAGGGTTTGCCTGCCATCGTGTCTCAGTATGCTGGCACTAACCTAACCCTGCTGAATGCACCGGATATTTACTTGGCTGATGACGGCGGTGTTGCTGTCGATATGTCCCGCGAAGCATCCCTTGAGATGGAAAGCGATCCCACTGGCGACAGTGTTACCCCTACTGGCACTGAAATGGTGTCTATGTTCCAGACGAACAGCGTGGCAATTCGTGCAGAGCGTTGGATCAACTGGAAGCGCCGTCGTACTGCAGCTGTTGCGGTTATCACTGGCGTTAACTACGGATCTAACCAGACCAGCTAAGAAGGAGGGCGGGGGAAACCCCGCCGTTTCAAATGGCAAAAATCAGATACCTTCAGCGTACACATGACTCATTTCCTGGTGATGAGAAAATTGTGAATGACCAGTGTGCAAAGGTACTGGTTCTGCTGAAAAAAGCGGAATACGTCACCGGCAAAAAAGCAGGCGTGCGTAAAAACAAAAAAGAAAACGCGGAGAAAGGCTGATGTGGAACCCTTTTAGACGGAAAGAGAAAGCCCTACAGCAACCATCATCCAGCGTCTGGACTCCTCTTTTTTCTTTCGTTCGTGAGCCGTTTTCCGGTGCTTGGCAAAGAAATATGGAGGTCAGAAACGAAACAGTTTTGTCCTACCCAGCGGTATTTTCCTGCATTACGCTCATTGCCAGTGACATTTCAAAAATGTCTCCTTCAATTCAGGCAAAAGACTCTAACGACATCTGGAAAGATATTTCTGATAGTCAGTTCGATCAGCTAATAAGCAAGCCAAACCAATTTCAGAACACTATTCAGTTCATGGAAACATGGATGAACTCAAAATTGTCTCGTGGGAATACCTACGTGATGAAGATAAAGAATAGTACTGGGCAAATTACAGAGCTGAGAGTTCTGGACCCGGATAAGGTAGTTCCACTTGTTGCGGATGACGGTTCGGTTTTTTACCAAATCAGCCCAGATCAAATCAGCGGGCTCCCTGTTCAGGTAACAGTTCCAGCGCGTGAAATTATCCATGACAGATTTAACTGTCTTTTCCACCCTCTAATTGGCGTATCGCCGATTTATGCATGCGGAATGGCCGCGATGCAGGGTAAGCATATTCAGGAAAGTTCTGCTCAATTCTTCAAAAATGGCGGAAAACCCAGCGGGATAATCACGGTTCCCGGCTCACTAAACGAGGAAAAGGCAAAAGAGATTAAAACAGCCTGGGACGCAGGATATACCGGGGAAAATGCAGGAAAAACAGGCTTGCTCACTGGCGGCGCGGAGTACAAGGCACTGACTATGTCAGCTGTTGATGCCGATACGGTTGAGCAGCAGAAACTGTCTGACCTGGCTATCTGTTCCGCATTCCATGTTCCAGCTTACAAGGCAGGAATCGGTGATATACCGAGCTCCGACAACGTAGAGGCGCTTGAGCAGCAATATTACTCACAGTGCCTTCAGGTTCTTATTGAATCAATTGAGGCGTTGCTTAAGGATACTTTCGATCTTGGCGTAAAAAAGCGCGTAGAACTTGATATCGGCGCGCTGCTTAGGATGGATAGTGAACGACGAATGAAGTCGCTTGGTGAGGGCGTGAAAGGCACTATCCTCACGCCAAATGAAGCAAGAAAGCGCGAGAATCTTCCCCCTGTTGCAGGTGGTGACGCGCTCTATCTTCAGCAGCAAAACTTCAGCCTTGAAGCGCTCTCTCGTCGCGACGCTCAGGATGATCCATTCAGTAAAACAACTTCCGATCCTTCTGCCCCGGCTAAAGCAGCCCTTTCAGTGGTTGAAAAGTCGTTCGTCAAAACTTCATTGAGAGGAATTATTAACAATGGATGACCGCGAGTTATCAATTATTCAAGCTATTGGTGAAGAGGTCAGAGTAATCGTGACGGAAATGAAGTCACAATTCGATCGTGAAGTTAAGCAGCTGGTTTCAGAGGCGGTTAAGGCTGCAGTTGCTGAGATTCCTGCGCCGGTAGTTCCTGAGATGCCTGACGTCTCTCATGTGGTGTCAGAGGCGGTTAAGGCTGCTGTGGCCGAGATTCCTGCCCCGGTAGTTCCTGAGCTGCCTGACGTCGCTCATCTGGTTTCAGAGGCGGTTAAGGCTGCTGTGGCCGAGATTCCTGCGCCGGTAGTTCCTGAGTTGCCTGAAGTCGCTCATCTTGTTACAGAGGCGGTTAAGGCTGCTGTGGCCGAGATTCCCGCGCCGGTAGTTCCTGAGATTCCAAACGTTCCAAAGATGGTTTTCGAGGCGGTGGAAGCAGCAGTAGCAGCAATACCAGCGCCATTGCCCCCGAGTGATGGTCGCGATGCATTGCAAATTGAACTGGAACCCTGCATTGATGAAACGAAATCTTATCCGCGTGGAACATATGCAACACACAAGGGCGGCATGTGGCGATCTCATCAGAAGACACACGGAATGCGAGGCTGGGAATGCGTTGTTGACGGTGTCGCCGGGATCAACATCAAGCAGGATGAAGAACGCCTTTTCACGATCTCACTTGAAAAGGCTAGTGGACTTGTTGAAGAAAAAACCTTTGCTATCCCGGTCACCATTTACCGCGATGTCTTCAAAGCGGGTACAGAATATGACACCGGCGACACCGTAACGTGGGCTGGTTCTCTGTGGCATTGCAACGAAAAAACATCAGATAAACCAGGTGAGCCAGGCTCTAAGGGCTGGACGCTTGCCGTCAAAAAAGGACGCGACCTGAGGGATAAACCATGATTGAACTGGTAGATCTTGAGGAAGCAAAACTTCACCTTCGCATTGATGATGATTTTGGCGACTCTGACCTGGAAATGAAAATTCAGGGCGGAAGCGCGGCGATATTGTCATTCATTCAGGGAAGCCGGGACCGCGTCGTATCAGATGGTGGCGTTCTAATTGAAGGTGAACCACTTAAGCGCTGCCAGACAGCACTGCTGGTTCTTCTTGGCTATCTGGACAGAAACAGGGGCGGTGAGGAAGAAGAAAAGTTGAAGCAAGGTGAGCTGCCTTATGCGGTCACCATGCTTATTTATGACCTCCGCCGTCCGACAATAATTTAAGGAGTTGATATGGCTTGTGCAGGTTGTGCCCGCCGCCGTGAATGGATAAAAAAATGGATGAAAAAAGCCTATGAACGAGCAACTCGTAACAGAACTCATCGAAGCAATGAAGGCGCAGACGTCGTCCCAGATAAAACAAACTGAAGCAATCAATCGCCTTGCCTCGTCAAATGAGTCACTGTGTAAACTGATAATGCAGACGCTGGCGGAGGATATTGAAGAAGAAATAATTCCTCAACAAACTTATCTCAGCGGTAAAGCAGTGAGGTAATCATGAACCTCGGAAAGCTAAAGCACAGAATAAGAATTGAGCGCCGTAACGGTGTGCAAAATACCGAGACAGGTGCGATGGTTTATTCCTGGCAAAAAGTCGCTGACGTTTATGCCGAAGTCACTCCCGTTTCCGTTAAAGAGTTCATTACGTCTCAGGCGGCTAATGTTGAATTGTCGGCGCGTATTAAAATTCGTTACCGGGAAGATATAAAGGCTCAAGACAGAATTATATTTCGCGGCAAGAACTACGCGGTAGAAGGTATCCTGCCAGATCCTGACAGCGGTCTTGAATATTTAACGCTTCCTTGTTCTGAGGGTGTGAAAGATGGCTGATGGTGTTGAGGTCTCCATTGAAGGCTTAGAATCTCTTCTTGGAAAAATGTCTGCTATCAGTGAGGTTACACAAAGTAAAGCTGGTAGGCAGGCACTTAGGAAGGCCGCCAACATCATTCGGGACAGAGCAAGGGGGAACGCACAGAGAGTGGATGACCCTTTAACCCGAGAGGCAATTTATAAAAATATTGTCGCAAAATTCGATAACAGAAAATATCGACTTACCGGGGATATAGGGTTTAGGGTTGGAGTCTTAGGCGGCGCGAGGTCTAACCTTAAGGCTAGAGACCAAAGAAAATCAGAAAGGCGAAGAACCAGGCTTGGGCAAGCGTCTTTAGAAAGCATGGGTGAAATTTCTGGTGTGGGGAAAGGCAATCCAGGCGGAGCAACTTATTACTGGCGGTTTTTGGAGTTTGGGACAGAGCATGCTCAGGCCCATCCTATTTTAAGACCAGCTATGAATGGTGTAGATATGCAGGTTATTAATACATTCTCATCTGAATTCGAAAAGGCTATCGACAGGGCAATCACTCGCGCACAGAAGAAAGGAATACCACCATGATCCCTCCGATATTTCCAGTTTGTTCAGCAAGCCAAGCTGTAACACTTATTCTTGGCTCTGACCCAGTGAGGCTTTATCCATTTGGAATGCAAAATGACAATGTGATTTATCCTTATGCCGTGTGGCAGAACATCGGTGGTGAGCCAGAAAACTTCCTCAATCAGATTCCAGACATTGACAGATTCTCTCTACAGGTTGACATCTACGGGAACACTGATGAAGAAGTAATTGCTGTAGCAGTAGCTATCCGAAACGCTATTCAGACTAAAGCCAATATTACCCGATGGGGCGGGCAGACCCGCGACCCAAATACTAACCGTTACCGATATTCTTTCGATGTTGACTGGTTCGTAAACCGATAAACAAATCTTTAACCCACCGGCCTTGAGCCGGTTTTTTTATACCCGGAGATAACTATGTCAGTAGTGACTCAAGGCACACAGTTGTTTGTGCTCGCGAATGGTGTCGTGAGCGAAATTGAATGCATCACTGCATTCTCACCAGGCGGTAGCCCGGCAGATCAGATCGATGATACCTGTCTGAGTGAGCGCAACACCCGAAAATATAAAAAAGGCTTGCGTACACCAGGGCAAGCAACGGCCACACTTAACGCAGATCCGTCAAATTCCAGCCACCTTATGCTCAGCAATATGGCTGAGTCAAACGACCAGAGTGACGTTACGTTTGCTATCGGCTGGTCAGATGGTGAATCCGTTCCGACGACCGGAAGTGGACCTGACGCTGTTGATGGACTGGTCTTGCCTCCTGATCGCACCTGGTACGTATTCAATGGGTATGTTTCAGACTTTCCATTCGACTTCCAGGGAAACACGGTTGTGCAGACATCGGCGACTATCCAGCGTTCCGGCCAAGGGGCATGGATTCCGAAAGAGCAACCAGGCAGCTAATGATGAGCGGGGATTATTCCCCGCGTTTAAATCAACAATATCGGGAAAGATAAATGAAACTGACACTCGACACCCTGAAAGAAACGGGAGCCTTTACCGGTCGCCCGGTAGAAAAAGAGATTACCTGGAAATCACAGGATGGTAAGGAGCATACAGCGACAACGTATATCCGTCCTCTTGGCTATCACACTGCCACATCAGATGTGCTTGCTGGTCTGGGGCGTATTGATGGAGTTGCAGGCCGTATCGCAGCGTCAATCTGCGATGAACACGGGCATCAGGTGTTTACGGTTGCCGATGTTACTGGCGAGGCAGACCCAGAGCGTGGCGCGCTGGATGGTGGCCTGACTGTGGCGCTGCTGGTGGCTATTCAGGAAGTTAACGATCTGGGAAAGACGGACTCAGCGCAGAAGATGAAATCTGGTGCGAACTAGTCCTTAACGGGATAGGTGGCCGCACTATCGCTGAGGCAAAAGAACGCCTCAGCTTCCGCGAGTTCCAGCAGTGGGTTCAGTACCGACAGAAATACGGCAATCTGAACCCGATGATGCGAACAGAGTGGGGTGCGGCACTGGTTTCTTCTGTGCTGGCAAACGTAAACCGTACCAAAAACACCCCTGCCTTCAGCATTGCTGATTTTGCGCCGCATATTGCCGCTGTAGAACGGGAGGCTGCAAACGAGCCGATCAAACTTGAAGAGGCGATGCGCACCTGGGGTTGAACACCTAAGAGATAAATTATAGCCCTTAGGAGTTTGTATGTTCGGTAATTACTTATTTTTCCTAACGATAAAATTATCAACTGCTGACAAAAGTATTGTAATTAATGTCACAGCAATATATGACATTAATAATTTATCGCCCATGGATGTTAATATATTGAATGTTTCAACTTTATAATTTATTACCCCGTTAAATATAATGGATAGTAAGTACGGGTTTGATAGGTACGAGTATAATATTATTATCGACCACAGGCAAAAGGTTAATATGCTCCCTTTATAAAATCCTTGAATTAAAGATCTTATTAATAAATAAATATATGATTTCATTTTCATGCTCCCTTGGGAAACCTTTAAAAATTCTACCGAATGAATATAACTTTGTAAGTTTATCATAATTCATAACAAGTACAGGTGCTAGTATGTCTGGAAAATCCCTCGGCACGCTTACTCTTGACCTGATTGCAAAGACAGGCGGCTTTGTATCAGGGATGGATAAGGCTGAAAGAGCATCCGCTCAATGGAGTAAACAGGTTCAGGATGATGCGAAGAAAACAAGTCTCGCACTGGCAGCCACAGGCGCTGCCGCTGCATCTGCTGCATTAGGTGTAGGGGCTGCTGGATTCCAGTTACTTAAAAGTACATCTAAACAAATCGCTGAAACAGATCGATGGGCAAAGTCCCTTAACATTTCGACCCAAAATCTTTTAGCGTGGCAATTTGCAGCTGAGAAAGCAGGCGTTTCTGGGGACCAAATGGCTGATATTTTCAAAGATATTGGCGATAAGATTGGTGATGCAGTTCTCAACAAATCAGGTGAGGCTGTTGACGCATTAAATGCTTTAGGTCTTTCTGCTGAAAAATTATCCAAATCTACGCCTGATCAGCAACTAATGGCGATTGGTGAAGCCCTCAGCAAAATAAACACAAACGCCGAAAAAACGACAATTCTAGAGAGTTTAGGTAACGATCTATCAAAACTTCTTCCTCTCTTTGATAATAATAATGATAAGTTGCGACAATTCATTGCGTTGGCTAAAGGCTATGGAGTTGCTCCTGACCCCTCGTCTATAGATGATTTAATTAAGGTTAATAATATCTTCGAGGATATCGAGGCTCAGGTAAAAGGCCTCAAGATGGAGATTGCTTCAGGTCTAGCAAAAGTAGATTTAACTGAATTAACAACATCTTTTAATAAGGTTAGGGATGTACTGACTGATCCTAAAGTTATTTCCGGTCTTGTTGATTTAGTTAGTGAGGCTGCACAATTGGCTGGGTGGTTAGTTACCATAGCAGCTAAGCTTGGTGAAATAGCATCGTTGACCGGGAATAGGTTTTCAGCGCTCAGCGGTAAAATAGATATCAACGATTCGGGAGATATAGAGGAACGGATAACATATCTTCAGAAGATGCTTGAAAATAGGGATGATATCTATAGTCAAGATAAGTCATTTTTTGCGTGGTTTACTGGTGGAGATGATAGTGTAAAAGCTCTCAACGGCGAGCTAACAAAACTATTATCAATACGTGAAAAGCTGAAAAACGAAAAGCAACCAAAATCCACACTCCCTGTCCAACTTGCAACAGTTGGGAATGGCTATGCGCTTGATAAAGATGAAACAAACGGGAAGGCAAAACCTGATTCAATCCTTAAAAAGCTTGAATCTTCGTTTAAATCGATGGAGACAAGTTATCTTCGTCAAATTGCTCTGATCGATACCACCGGAAAGAAAAGCGCAGAAGTCACTGAGCAACAAAAGATTCAGTTTGATATTGCGGACGGCAAGCTTGCTGGACTTAATGAAACACAGAAGAAGCGCCTCGAACAGCTCGCAACTGAAGTCGATCGCCTCAATTCTGTTAAAAAGGCCAATGAGGAAAACTTAAAAGTCGCGGAATTTGTAGCAACACTCCAGGCTCAGAACGCTAACGCAGCTGCTTCTATGAATGCAGAAATAGCAGGGGCGGGGTTGGGTGATAAAGAGCGAGAACGCCTGCGTGAGCGCCTCGACATTGAGCGTCAATTCATTGACCAACAAAGTGATCTGCAAAAGCGTCGGCAGAGTAATGAAATCAGCCAGAGTGTTTACGATCGGGAAACTGCTGCGCTTAACGACGCTTTGCAACAGCGACTTGGTTTGCTGGAGGACCACTACAAAAAACGGGATGAGCTTGAAGGTGACTGGATTGCTGGTGCAAAAAATGGGCTGGCAAACTGGGTTGATACTTCCAGTGATTATTACAGCCAGGTATCTGACCTTGTTGGCAATACTCTGGACGGGCTTGTCGATAACATGGCTGATGCGCTTAATGGAAATAAAGCTGATTGGGCTGACTGGGCAAACAGCGTCCTTAGCGAGCTGCAAAAAGTCCTGCTTAGGGCCATCTTAGTTAACAGCATCAAATCAGCCTCGGACAGCGGTTTTCTGGGGTCCATGGGGAGCATATTTTCATCAGGTACAGGCGCGGTCTCTGGTGGCAGTACGCCATCTGGCGCGTATACAGGGGCGGCCAGTCAACTTAAGTTCGCCAAAGGTGGCGTGATGGATTCTCCGGATTTAAGCCGCTTCAGTAATGGTATTGTGAACAGTCCCACCATGTTCGCCTTCGCTAAAGGGGCTGGACTGATGGGGGAGGCTGGGCCGGAAGCGATCATGCCATTAACCCGAACTGCGGATGGATCTCTTGGCGTGAGGATGGTAGATGATGCTATTTCTTCCGTTAGCGCTGGTGGTAACAATATTCAGCAGACCATTCAGCAGCACTTCACCATTTCCGGTAATGGAGACGCCGCGCTCAAACAGGCAATGGAACAGGCCGCAGCCAAGGGGGCAAGAGAAGGCGCGAAAAAGGCGCGTCAGGATATGTTGAGTGATTTCCAGACTAATGGGCAGGGCCGTCGAATGCTTGGTGTTTAGTAGTATTTATCCTTTTATTGATAACTCATAAGGCAGGGTACAGTTATGACTTCAAAACGGAATGTTAAGAAAGGCAGAATGGAGCACGTAATTTCTAAAGTAGCGACCTGCAAAAATCAGGTCGCAATTATGCAAATTAAAACTGATCGAATTTTAATATCAAAAAATGGAGTCAGTCTTCTTTGTTTGTTAGCATTTTAACCATGGCTCCTAATTGAGCAAAGGCCATTTGAGTGCTGGCATTTCCATTGTTCTGCTCATAAACCCTGTCAAGATTTTTCAGAAGTTCATGACCAAAGCCAGGAATATGCTCATCGAGTGTTTTGGCTAAAACTGCATAAGCGACGCTTTGGACATAAATAACAGTAGAGTCCTTAGGAAGTTCTGTTTTTTCAGCTAACGACTTTTCAAACTTGTAATTCATAAATTTTCCTTTAAGAGGTTATCAACCATCCCTCCAGTTTTAATGCGCCAGCGTCTCACCACTGACGGGCTGAGAAACCAACATAACCAGGTATGTAAATTTGTAACATCCTGATAAACAGACAGTACTTTCAACATCTGGAGGTATCATGGCCGCACTTGAATGGCCTGCAGATATTTGCCCCGCATCGCTGACGTGGCGGCCGGGAAGTAATACCAAAACATTTCGCTCTCCCTTTAACGGTGCTTCTCAGACCGTTCGCTTCCCCGGCACTCGTTGGATCTGTTCCCTGACCTTTAACAATCTCACCGATGACAAATCCCGGCGCATAGATTCGCTTGTGGCCTCGCTCGACGGTGAGTTTGGCAGGGTAAAAATCAGAGACTGGGGGCGTGAGGGGCGAACTCCCGCGGGTAATCCGATTGTTTCGGATGCGAATCAGACTGGCACTCAACTTGGCAGCAAGGGCTGGACACCAGGTACTGTCGTGCTTAGAACTGGTGACTACATTACAGTTAACGACGAACTGAAGATGGTGACTGCTGATATAACCAGCTCAGCAACCGGAACAGCGTTGATCATGATTGCGCCAATGTTGCGTACCTCACCACCTGTGAATGGAAAAATTGAGGTTAAGAATCCCTATGGAATTTTTAAGCTGAAGGACAATCAACAGGGGGCGGGTAATCGCGTTCCGGGAGTTTTTACCAGCTATACACTTGAGTTTGAGGAGGCGTTCTGATGCTGTACTCCCCTTTTTCCGATTCGATGGTTGACTGGCTATCCCGCGACAGGGTTACCGCCGTGCTGGCGGCTAATGTCCAGTTTGAATCCGGTACCGCCTACGTACACTCTGGCACCGGCACGCTGGTGCTGGGCGGTTATGTTTATTACGGCATGGGTACGATGGGCGCAATCGACGATGTAGGCGAAACCAACACGACAAGTCCAACGCAGCTCAGGATGACGCTATCTGGCCTGGACATGTCACTGTTTGCTAAAACCCTCAACGAGCGCTGTGTGGGAAGGCCTGCTGAGCTGTATCTGGTGGCGATGGATGATAACGGTGTCGTTAAGGTAGCCGACCTGATTTTTAAGGGCCGTGTTTCTGGCACCGGGGCAACAGCGGGTGAAACGAATGCCCTTCAATATACCGTCAGTAATATTTTTGAGGACTGGCAGCGACCATTCCCGGACCGTTATACCGATGAGTCGCATCAGGCCACCCAGACAGGTGACCGCATATTTCGTTACGTCGCCCAGATGGCAGAACGTTCAATTTACTGGGGCAGCAAAAAAGATGCGCCAGGGTTTACCTATTCGTGAGGAAGCATGAAGCATCCAGACTGGCATAACAGATTAATCGCCGTGATAAGGGCCGCTGAAAAGCGGCCTTTTTCATGGGGAGAGCATGACTGCTGCCTGTTTGCAGCGGATTGTGCGGAAGCGATGACCGGGGAGAGTTTTGCAGAAAAATGGCGCGGCACCTACGACACCGAAACAGGTGCAAAAAAAGCGCTGCTTCGGGGCGGCGGTTCGCTTGAAAAAGTTCTGGCTAAATACCTCGACGAAGTTCCGTTAAAACTGGCGCAGCGTGGTGACATCGCCGTTGTTGAAAATTCGGGTACTCGATGCGCCGGTGTTATTTACGGTGGGGCGTTATGGGTGCCGGGAGAAACTGGTCTGGTTTGCCTGAGGGTTAAGCCCCTGAGCACATGGAGGGTTCGCTAATGCCTGCTGCTATTCCAATCATTGCGACTGTAGCCGCTGGCGTTGCTGCAGCCAACGGAGCCTATGCGATAGCGATGGCTATTACCATTGCTGCGCAGGTCGCCACGCAGATGATGACCAAAAAGCCATCGCTGGGTTCTTACCGTGACACGGCAGAACGTAAGCAGGTGCTTCGCGCGGCTGCAAGCCCCAAGACGGTTGTTTATGGCAGGACCGTATCTGCGGGCACGTTATTTTTCTCAGAAGAGGAAAAGGGCGAGCAAACTGATGGTGAATGGCTTCATATGGCAATCACCCTGGCAGGGCATCGAATTTCCGGAACAGGTACGATTTACCTTGGAGACGATGATATTGGCTCTTATGGCGAGAGCGCTACGTATGAAGTGCATATCGACCGCCAGACAGCCGATCCGTTTATGCTGGCAAAGTGCCCGTCATGGAAAAATGACATGATCGGCAAAGGAATTTCCTGGCTGCGCCTGTCTCTGAAATACAGCGCTGAAAAATTCCCGTCTGGCATCCCGAACGTGAAGGTCGAAAAAACGGGGCGAAAAGTATATGACCCGCGTACCGGCCGCACGGAGTACAGCAACAATCTGGCGCTGTGTGTGCTGGACTATTACCGGACTTACCTGAAAGTCGCTGATGCTGATATTAACTGGGATCAGTTTCAGGAGGCGGCCAACATCTGCGACGAGCCGGTGATAAACGGCGACGGCACGACGGAAAAACGCTACACGCTGAACGGAGAATTTGACCTCAGCGAAAATAAGGCGAGCATTCTTGAGGCGATGCTGACAGCTGGCGCAGCAGAGCCAACCTACATCGCTGGTAAACATGGCATCCTCGTTGGCGCGTATTACGGCCCCGCAACCGAAATCATTACCGAGAGTCAACTGGCCGGTGATATCGAGATCATGCCTGAGGTGTCGCAGTCTGAGCGTGTAAACACTATCAGCGGTACGTTTGTCGACCCCAAACAGACTTACTCTGAAGCCGATTTCCCCTCGGTCTCCGTCACCGAGTGGGTAACCGAAGACGGCGTGGAGATATCTCAGGATCTTAAGCTGCGCTTTGTCACCTCTGAATTTCAGGCCCAGCGCCTGGCGGATATCAAGCTTAAGCGTACCCGTATTTCCCGCACGATGAATCTCACGCTGAATCTGAGCGGATATCGTTACCGTCCTGGCATGTATGTGAAGGTGAATTTTCCGTCGCTTGGCATCGTCAATGTTGAAATGCGCGTTACCGACTGGAAGTTCGGCGTTCAGAACGGCGTGCAAATTACGCTTAAGCAGGAAACCGCTGATGTATGGGGCGACGCCATAGGCAAGCCAATTGAGCGGCCTCCATTTACTCAGCTTCCTCCGGGGGGAGTAGCCCAGCCACAAAACCTGAGATACACCGTTGAAGAGATAGGCCAGGTGGTGCAGGGGGTTCTCTCCTGGCAGAATATCGGGCCGTTTGTCTATAACCAGGTAGTCATTCGCAGGGATGGCCAGCCAGTGCTGACCGCTCAAGTCCCAGGTTCATTTACCCGTCTTACGGGCCTGCTGCAGGATACCTACACAGCTCACGTCACAGCCGTTAATCAGATGGGGGCTGTTTCTCCTGAGGCGTATCTTGAATTCAGCATCCAGGCACCGCCACCTCCGTCAGGTGTTACCGTTGAGCAGGCATTCTTTGCATTAAAGCTGATCCCGCGGCTTGCGGCCGTGACGAACGTTTCCACTCAGTTTGATTTCTGGACATCTGGCGAACAACCCCTGGCGAATGCTGATACAGCAACAGTGGAAGCTGGGGCCGCACGTGCTGGAATAGCAACAACGTGGACAAGCCACAACCTGAAAAACGGACATATCTATTACTGGTATATCAGAACGATAAATGCATTCGGAACGTCTGCATTTGTCCAGGTTGCGGCGTTGTGCCAGACAGATACTGGCGAACTTATCGATCTGATTGATGATTCCGTTCGTGATTCAGATGCCTTTAAAAATATCGCTGAAGGCGTGGACACTAACCTTGAAGCAGCCATGCAGAACGCCCTGGCTATCCACGGTACCGTTGAACATCAATACCAGCAGTACGGAGAGGTTCGTGCTGATGTGCTGATTGTCAAAACGACGGTTGCAGAAGTGGATAAAGGTCTTGCTGACCTGTCTACCTTTGTACAGGCACAAGTGGGGGATTTGACCGCAGCGGTAAACCAGAAATTGACGGCAGAAGTGAATATCGACGGGACGGCAAAAGCTTCATATGTGACTAACCTGGGGATAATCAGAAACGGTGTGAAATATAACACTGGTTTCGGGATGTCGATTGAACCATCAGGAGGCACATATAAGTCAACCGTGGTCTTTGCTGCAGATCAGTTTGGTATTTACTCGGGAAGTGATCCGGGAAATTACCAGGCTGCATTTTTTGTGTTTAACGGTCAGGTATTTATCCGTGATGCCTTTATCCAGGACGGCAGCATTACCAATGCGAAGATCGGTAATTTCATCCGGTCATCGAACTTTGTGGCTGGCCCAGGTGGAACCGGATGGAACATTGATAAAGGCGGGAACTGCGAATTACACGGGGCGCTCTATGCGGCCAGCGGAAACTTCGCTTTTACCGGGAATGGCAATGGCGTAACCATCGACGGCAAGGGAGTCAAAATTGACCTTGGCGGCGGCGATTTGATTGTTCTCGGAGAGTGGTAAATATGGGAAAAGGTCTTCGTATTTCCTACAGCGATGGCGGGCCGGTAATGGAGATCACCGCGGGCCTTCGCTGCCCTTCGTTCTGCCAGACCGTGAGTGAGGCGTGGGATGTAAATCAGTACACCATCAGCCAGCGCGTGGCGGGCAGCGAAATCGTGGTGATCCCGCGCAACACGGTCTATCAGCTTTACAGGGGGACTAACCTGGTGCCCACAATCGGGATGCTGGATGGGTTCTCTGTCAACGGCAACACCATCACCATGAACACCTGGTGGAGCGATAACTGGGGCCGCGCAAAGACCTTTGAATCCTCAATATGGCAAATTCTTCCGGTCTCCTCAGTGCGTGGACTTCTCGTGAAGGATAGCACTGACTTTTTATCCATCACCGATTCCACTATGTCAGGATACTGCGTCTGGCGCGGTGAAATAACCTTTACAGGGAGCTGGCCGACCCCGACTACAAATATTTCTCGCGACCGCTATATGGTATTTGCAAAATGGAGCGCCCCCGGCGTTACCGTGGAGTTTGATGGCCTGAACATCATTGCAACTCGGGATCATCAGGGACTGGACCAGGCAGCAACTGTGACAATGACGGTTGCCATCTTTGCAAGCGGCATTACACCGTCGCCAGGTCGAGGGCTGAATATTATCAAAAAGGGCGTATGTGTCTTCTCGACCACTCGCAGACCATTTGTTTACCGCAACCAGACATACAAACCCTCCTGGTCTGACACTGATATTGGTGACCGCATGATATTACTTGGACGGTATGGATTTAACAGCGAGGTGTATACGGGGTGGGATTACATCAAGTGGGTCGGGTTAATACGTAACGGAAACATGGTTCGGGCGGGGCGGGGGCGAAATGTCACCTCCTGGACCGATCAGTACAGGATCGAGACGCGGCGGCTGACGAACCTTACGGTACCGCTTATTGAATCAATGTACTGATGGAGCCCTGCACAAGCAGGGCTTTTTATTATCTGAATTCTGGAGATAGCAATGTCCGCAGGAACGTTAACCCTTACCAATAATTCCGCTGCTGTCGGAGGCTCAGGCACAGCTTTTACTACTGAACTCGCAGCGGGAGATTTTATTGTCGTAACCGTTGGCGGGGTTCCCTACACCCTTCCAGTAAAATCAGTGGCCAGCAATACTTCGATGGCACTGGTAAGTAACTATACCGGACCAACTCAGACTGGCGCCGCGTGGTATGCCGTTCCGCGAGTGGCAATGAACCTTGTGACGGCTGCGCTGGTGGCGCAGAGTGCAGAGGCTCTGCGTGGGCTTAACTATGACAAACAGAACTGGCAAAGCATTTTTAGTGGGACTGGAACTGTCTCGGTAAAACTTCCGGATGGGTCCACGTGGAGCGGTCCTGCGTGGAATGGAATCACTACAACGTTGAATGGAATTACTACATCGTTAACTGGTAAGGCCGATCTCGTGAACGGCGCCGTGCCTGTTACTCAGGGTGGTACTGGGGGTAAAAATGCAGGTGACGCAAGAACTAATCTGGGCGCTGCGTCTTCTGGATTAAACGCCGATATCACATCTGCCACCGGCCTTACAACGACGATTATGCGGGATGCGTGGATACCTGATAAGGGGCTAATTGTAACGCTCGATGCCGGAACTAACGTTTCCTATAATAACAAGGCTCTTACTGCAAAAACCGCGCATGGCGGATTGACGATGCAGACCTCTTTCGGTTACTCGATTGGTTCAGACGGAACCGCGACAAACTCAGGGCCATCCTTAATTTCAACGGACGGGAATAATTACACGAAATACTGGAAGTTTCAGAATGGGTCCGGTGCCATTCTTTCTCATGCCGGAACCTTTACTCCTGGGGTTTCTGATATACGTGTGAAAAACGAAGAAAGAATCATATCTGAGCAGGAGGCGATTGATTTTATTAACCATTGGGAATCCATTGTTTACTCGCTGAAATGGACCCCTCATGCGACGCGCGTGGGTTTTCGAGCTCAGGATATTTATGCGAGGTTCCCGGAGCTTATCGAGCGCTCTCCGCTGATGGATGTGGAAAACGGCGGTATGATCGAAGACGGTATGATTGTGAATGTCGCTGAAACAGCGGCGGCTTATCTCGTCCCGGTTGTACAGCAATTGCTTCGGCGCGTGGGCGAGCTGGAAAAAAAATCTGAAACGTCATAGAGCCGCAGTTACTCAGAGCCCTCAGCCCTGTAATGTAAATCCCCTTGATCAGAAGCACCTTAAAAACTACTGTATATAAATACAGTTATCATGAGGTGCAAATTATGCCCCGTTTACCAGAGATCAAAGCAGCGTTTCATACAGCTATCCAGAGAAATCCCAAAGGATACCTTTGCCTTCACACTGATGATTTCATCCGTGAACTTGGCATCCTGAACTGGCATTTCAGCCGGAAGGATGCAAACGAGTGGATAGAACGCTACCAGAATGACTTTGCGGACAAAACGCCAGATCAGAGTGATAACCGCTATTGGATTCTTCGTAACATGGGGAGGATTTTCTAATGGGCTTCCCCTCTCCAGCGAAAGACCACGAAGAAGATCGCCTGACGGTAGATAAGCTTTGCGGTGTCGATATGAACTGCAGGGTAATCGAAACGGATTGTGGATGGGCGGTTATCAATATCGCGTTGCCGGTTATTCCTGGTGTTGTAGTGCTGGCCACGTTCGACGGACGAAATCACTTTGCGAAGGTAATGGGGCGCTCACTGATTACGGAAGATGGGGAAGCAATTGAAGGTGAGGCACTGGACGATGTTGTTGTTCATGGAGTGGTGACATTTACTATCAATCGATATTCGGATGATCGATGTCCAGTTGGATAGTGTGTCAATGTGATTTCAATCACATCAATCTAAGCCGCTTGAACGAAATATGAGCATAACTCATTTTGGATGATAACTTTCAGAAATAGAAGGTGAGGATCGATTTAGGTATTGGACTAAGTGATAATTGTTATCATACAATAGAAATTATTACTATGGTTTGATATGCAGTCGGCCGTAACAAGCTAACTGAAAAGTAGTATTTTCATCAGAGAGCTTAATTTTAAGGGATAATCATGACGCAAAAATATTACTTAAGTAACATACATTGGGGGGGGATTATTTTTGGAATATGTGTCTTATTGATGCGCGAAGATCTCAATGAACCTCTGGTGAAGGTGATCCTATGGCTTAGTTTTTTTAGTGGGATATTATTTCCCTTTGCCAAGAAAGCAATAGAAAAAGTTGCGCTTAGATATTCATCCTCTGTGGATTGGACCTCCGGTTCGTTTATAGAGACACCTATGAAAAATGGATTATATGCGATGTTCTATATACTAATATTCATCGTAACTATTCCATTATCTATTATCTATGGTTTGTATTGTTTGAGTAATAAAAAGGCCATGTAATTATGGCCTTTTCGGTTGTTAATGGGTAATAGTATTTACTACTTTGTTGACTAATGCTTCATTAACAAGAGCGCTCACTGCAGCCATAATAACAGCGTAACCAATAATTCCTAATGGTGTACCAAGCATAATACTGAATGCCCATGCTGTGAGAACACCAGCTTCCTTGGCCAGTAGCATAGATTCTGCTTTGACAAAGAACGGCCGCCAGTTATTGGTCTTAATGGCGGTCTGTAAAGACACGAGTAGATCATACATATCCATCGTGATGCCAACAATTCCGAAAGCTTTGCCAAAAGCCACCAATTGCTTAGCAGCTTTTGATCTATCAACAGCCTTTAGTGCATTCGCAATCGCTTCACGGTTTGAAGTGCTAAGATTGGCATCAAGAATAGCTTTATTTTTTGAAAATGCAGCCATAGCTTGATCAACATTTTTCATTGGTTTGCCTTTAGATGCCGCTTCAAGTTCTTTAGCTATAGCGGCTTGCTGGGCACCATATTTTGCACCAATTTCTTTATAAAAATCAGCAGTCATTTTGATTGCAGAAGTATATGCTTCGCGTTCGGTCAGGCCTTCATTATACGCCTTAGTCAAAGCCGGGACTTCTACAAATTTCTTGCCGTCAGGGAGTTGCACAGATTCACCATGCCCAGTACTCATTTTTTTATATTTAGTAACCATGATTCCAATTTTATTGCCCTGAAGCTTGAAATTAGCGGGGATCTTCCCTGAACGAATCAAGTTTGCGGCATCATTCCAGTTAGATACACCTCCATTTTTTCCTGAACCGCCATTGGACGAAGGATTCGAGACACCTGTAAATCCGGCAACTGTATTTGAATACTTTGAGTTATCACCAGTTGAAACTGTATGATAGGCTCCAGCTATATCAGCTTGATAACCGCCATTATCATCTTTGCCAATATTAGTAACCTGCGAAGGACTAATCTGTGTTCCACCATAGCTATTAAATTGCGCTGCAATATCTGATGCTGATGGAGCTTTAGTACCTACTGGATTGCCATTCCCATCCAATTTAATACCACCACCACCGATACTACCTGAGTCATCACCACCAGAGTGAACCCCATCATTCCACGAACCACCAAATCCAGTCCAAGCCATAATTTTTATCCTGATTAAGTTATTGATGTTTTATTAATTTGATGCGCAAACAGTTTCCAATTGATGAAATAAGAGATTATTATGCGCACCCTTACTGTTTTTTTATACAGTGGTTTGAATGTATACGTGCGAGACCAACGCGTCAATATCGAAATAGAATAAACTACATAAATTAATAGATTTATTGTGGAGGTGATGTTAATTATAGGTGCTGGTTAAGTTAAGGTTAAAGAGATGTTAAAGTAAATCCTATTTTATATTTGTAAGTAAGCTGAACTAACAGGGCACAACCATGATAAATGTTCGTAAACTGTCGCCAATAAAAGTTAGTGAACTTAATAACACCTTGAATATATAGTAATTAAAAAAGACATAAAAAGACATAAAAAGGCGAAAAATTAGTATAACCCATTGAAAATGAATGAAAACACGCATGATTTAAAATCCCTTGTTATTTACTTTTTCATAAATTAATAATGTACTTTACTTGTGAAAAGTGGTTATCAAAACCAAAAAACAAGTATTGATTATCAATGGTTTACAAAACCCTCAAAAACTGTTGTAAGTCATAGGGTTTTTAACATATCTTTTTTAATATCAATCTGTTGCATCGAAACGATAAAAATACTGCTCCGCCATATGGAATGGTTCGAAGCCGCAGACCTGATCGTGAAAGGCATGGAAGGCGCGATTAACGCCAAAACCGTGACTTACGATTTCGAACGTCTGATGGACGACGCTAAGCTCCTGAAATGCTCAGAGTTTGGCGACGCGATTATCGCGAACATGTAATCCACTCGCTGGGTTAAACAAGAACGGGAGCCTGAGGGTTCCCGTTTTTTTTTTGCCTCTCCAAATCCAGCCAATGTTTACTTTAACGCTGGAGAAAAAAGAGGTACCTATGCCGAAAGGCACCAACATCAAGTCTTTTACGGATAATAACGTTAAGAGCTTTATCAGTAGTCAGGAACAAGCCTATGCGCGTTCACTTTATCTGACGAAATAAATCAGCTTATGAAACGTGACCCACTTCGGCGAGTGCGGGGTTTCTTATCCGACAGTCGATGCGGCCACGGCCATCAGGCTGATGCCATCCTGCTTCGCGCGGGTGCCAGGAGCGGAAGTTGGAAATGATGGCAGAGTAAATAAACTCACGAGATCTCCTCATGGCTGTGTTTGATACTTTTGCTGATAGCGCGCGACAAGTTTGTCGAGAAAAGTGAACAGAGCCTTGTTCATTTCACGGTAATCGTGTGTACGAAGTATTTCTGCCGTATCGACGAACCGATATTCTGCGGCCCGCCTCAGATCGTTCTCTGAATGGGCAATCAATAGTTCAACTTCAGCTAATGTGAGCTCCATATGGCACTGAAATCCATACACCAG